AGACCAAGTTTTTGATTTCTTAATGAACGAAACAAATGAAGAAGGTTATGAAGAATCCGATGTTGAGATGGATGTAATGATGGAAGGTCGTAAAAAGACAGGAACCAAACTATGTGCTCGTGGTAAATCAGCGGCAAAGGCAAAGTTTGATGTATACCCCTCAGCCTACGCAAATGGTTACGCTGTTCAAGTTTGTAAAGGTACAAAACCTGGACTTGACGGAAAAAAACGTTGTTCAGGTGCTTACTGCTAGTTGTTTAGTTCAAAAATTTGATTTACATTTGTAGTCAAATTAGAAATATGAAAAAACAACTCCACTTTTTCCGTAGGTCCATACAGAAGTTTTCAATCTATTTATTCAGAATTACACAGGTTCCTGTAAAAAAATCTGAATATGAGCGTGATTGTATTCAGATTTGTAAAAAACTAATTAAAAATCCTGAAACAGAATTGTTGTTAACACCTATTAGCGGTAAACGTTATATTAACAATGAGGAATTACATATTTCGGTAATTTTAAATTCACATAATGTTCAAATTATTAATCACATATACTCCTACACCATTTTTATTGAGGGTAAGGAATGGGAAAGATTAATTGATTTCTTTAATCAAGAGGTTGAGTCTCGTAGAGAAGAGTTAGAAAAACACATAACTTCTAATATCAAACACTCATTACAAAACATTTTGGTCAACATCTAATGAAAAACAATTACTTTAAAATAACATTTTGGTTTGGTGTTACATCAATATCATTCACAATACTATTAATTGGTCTTGTTGGGGTTAACCTTTACCCATTTATTATGGATAAAATTCCATCCAAAAATAAAATTAGTGATACCGAAATTGATTCACCTTTAGATACTGTGATTGTATATGATACAATTAAAGTTAGTAAACCTACAATAAAGAAAATTGATTCTCCACAAGTAAAACCCATTACCGTAGAGAAAAAGGTTGATGTACCAAAAAATCAGGATACATCCAAAACTCAACCCAAGGATACTACTTTGACAAATGTTCCTTCAGGACATCTTTAATCAATTCTCTTAAACTTTCGTTTTTTCTTGGTTTGTAAGATACCATGGTTGGTTTATTACCTTTACCAACTTTTGGGTCTTTTTTTTCCTCTCGTCTTTTCTGTGCACATGCAGCCTTTTTTTGTGAATCGGTCATTTTAGACGCAACACCCGCAGCTCGGCATTTTGGGTAGGCTTTTGAGTCCGCGTCAGGTCTACCACATGGAGGATGACCACCACCCTCTTTTTTTCTACAAATGTTCACCCAAGGGCCTTTAGGTTGTTTAGAACCTTTCGGTTTTTTTTTGGTACCAAACCAAACGGCCAAATCTTCTTTTAACAAATTATTTAAGATTTCTTCTTGATTGTGATTATTCATAGATAAAGACATTAGTTACTTTATAAATATCTTGGTTTATTTTTAGTGTATGGAAGATACTTTAAATTCACAAATAATTTTATTTGATACTATCGTTATTAAAAATTCTGAAGATTTTGATAAATTCTTAAATGAAATCACCGATGAACAAAAAATTTATGTTCTAAAGTTAGGAATTCAAAAAGCATTTGAATCAGGGGTATTTTCATTACAAGAATCTGAAATATTATCTAAATCTGTAAGAACTATCTAAAATAAAAAAAGGGGACCATTTGGTCCCCTTTCTTATTATCATCAAATTGATTATCTCAATTCTCTCAAGTCAAATGTTCTAACACCATCAACTGTGATTCTACCATAGAAACGGTTGTTAACCATTTTCTTAGCGTATCTTGTCATGATACCCTTGATAGGTGTAAAGTTGAATGGGTTATACATTGTTGGAGTTAATTGTAGAGGTACATACGGTGCGTAGATGTAACCTGTGTCTAACAATGATGTTCCTTTGTGTCCCAATAACACTTGGTTAGCTGGGAAGTAAGGGTCACGGTAAACTTGGTATCTACCTGCCAATGTTCCAACTCTTTCAATACCCATGTTGTATTGGTCTTGCTCAGGAGCTGCGTTTGATACGTGGAAGTACTCCAAGTCATCAAAGATTGCAGATACCTCAGAAGATACAACAATCCAGTTAGCTCCACCTCTTAAGGTAGACTTGTGGATTTGAGCTGAGATTTGGTTGATTGCTGTAATAAGAGTTTGGTTCCAGTCCTTCTGAGTGTAAGGAACTGCGTTAGAACCTAATCTCTTCCATCCGTTGTAATCCCAACGTAAGTTCCAAGCCGCACCTTTTCTAAGGTCTCTTAAGATTTCACGGTCGATTTCAGCCGCAACTTGTTCAGACAATAAAGCTGTCAATTCAGCTTCAGCGTCAATGTTGTGGAACGCCGCAACGTCTTGAGCCATTTCAGGTGACCATTGTGCTCTTAACTTTCTTTCAGTAACAGAAACTGTAACAGACTGAAGGTCAAAAGAAACTTCACCAATCTTATCTTCAAATTCAAGGTTTTTGTAAACTTTGTATTTAGTAACAAACGCGTTGTTTGCAGCACTTGAAGAAGAGAATGGAGTTCCGCAGTAACCGTCAATAGAGTTAGTTGAAACTGTACATGGAGTAGTTAAATCAACTTCCAAGTAAATCTTACCCGCCGCGTCACACACATCATAGTAAGTACCACCGTCAGTCTTAGAACTTGGGAACGCTAAGGTTTGGTTTTGACCGTATTGAACAATACCCTTACCGTATCTCTGAGTTACAACTCTGAACAAGTAGTTATTTGCTGTGTTAGCTGAAGTGTAAACGTTAGCAGCAGCACCTCTGATTGTCATACCAGCCAAGAAAGTCTCAGTGTCCATAGGTTGACCGTCAGGACCGATAAGTTTACCTGCTCCGTCTGGTGCGAAACCTGACATAACCAACAATACTTTTGTAGTTGCTGAGTTGTAAGAGTAAGCCGCAGGAACCATAACATCACCTACCCACTTAACAGTTGCGTTGTCCGCAGTTACTGCAGTCCACTCACCTCTAGAGTAGTCGTAAAGACCTGGTGGGTCAAGAGCTGGTTCGTTACCTTCATAGAACTTGTCATACAAGTCTTTCTGAGTGTTAGGGTTGTAACCACTGTTTGGTGTTTGACCTGAAGAAGCGTTAGGAGCTCCGTAAGGTGCGTAGTGTTGAGCGTTTGTAGCGGTTTCTGTTTCGTACTCCTGAATGAAAGGTACAAAGTAGAACAACTTACCGATAGGAAGGTTCATTGCTTGTACAGAAACGATGTCGTTAGCCAAAAGTTTAGAGAATACTCTTCTTACGATTGGGAAAACTACAGTTTCGAAAGAACCTGAGTCAGCAGTTGTTGACGCTTCGTTGATGAGGTATGACGCTTGGTTTTCATATAATTGAGCGACATTCTCTTTTAGGTGACCTTTTAAGCCTTCTAGGAACCCTAATTTGTCCCATTTGTTAATTGTGTCTTCTTTGATAACTTTCAAGTGCTTAAGACCGATGTTACCTACAAGACCTGATTCTAATAATGCTCCCATTTTAGTTTTGGTTTTTTTGTTTTTAGTTTATTTAGATTTTTGACATCAAATCTTTAATTCTTAAGAATTGTGGATTTTCGTATGTCTTTGACTCGATTAAGTTTTGTGATGAACCTGAACTCATTGAGTTGTTAACAACTTTGTCAACACTCTCATTGATGTTTTTAGTATCAACGTGACCTAACTCGTCTTTGATTGTTTTGTAGAGTTGTTTTGATTCCTTTAAAGATTCTACAGAATCAAATCTTCTCAAAATGTTTATTTTTTCTTTTTTGGTAGTAGAGTGTTCAGTGAACAATCTGGTTGCGTAAGCCAAGTTTGAATTGAAAACAGCTACTTCGTTGAGTTTTTCTCTAAATACATTTAATGCTTTTCTGTATTCTTCGTTTTTCTCTCTTAACATTTTCATTTCAGTATCAACAGATTCTACTTTAACACCGTTGTCAGTGTAATTGTAATTTCTATTATTAGTGATACCTTTTCTCAAACCTCTACCTTCTTTAGACCCCATACCATAAGTTCTAGCAGCTTCTTTAGTTTCTTCTTTTTCGTAATCTTTGTAGTGTCCTTTCTTTTCACCAGCTTTCTTTTCAACACCGTCTACATCCTTACGTTTGTATTCGTGTTTTTTAGAACCATAGTTTTCTTCCATTTCACCTTCTTTGAATTCGAATTTAGCTTTACCAGTACCCATAGTTTTTGGACCCTCTTTTTTCTTTTCGTCGAAACCCTTTTTTGGTAATGTTTTACCGTACTTGAATTTAGGATTTCCCATTCCAACGCCCTTTGGTTTTACAGTCATTTTAGCTTCTTCGAGGTGATAGTCTTCAGAATTCATGTCTTCATCTTCTTCAGAATCATCCATATCTTCATTTTCCAACATTCCAAACTCGCCACCATATTCTCCACCTGTTGGAGATTCTGGTAAATCGTCGTCTTCATCGGACATCTCAATTTCGTAAACAACTTCATCGTCTTCTTCAGACATTTCACTGTCCATTTCTTCATCAAGTCCTAAAGCACTTAATACAGCATCTAAATCAGTGTCTTCTTCATCCAACTCTTCGTTGAATTCTTCCATTTCCTCTGATTCGTCAAGTTTTACAATGTACTCAACGTCTTCATCAGTATCTTTGATGTGTACGTCTTCTCCATCTTTCTTAACGATGATACCATCTTCTTCACTCATAGATTTGAAGATTTTCAAGATTTCCTCGTCTGACGCGTTTGTTAAATCGATAGTGTCTTCCATGTCAGACATTTCCATGTCGTCCATTTCGTCAGACATTTCCATGTCGTCCATTCCGATTTCTTCCTCGTCGTTATCAGCTTCGTCGCCCATGTCAACCATGTCCAACTCGGCATCCA